AAGTAGCTATTCTATTCCTATGCACTTACGCCACGATGAAGATGTAAAAGCAAAAGAAATAGAGATTATTTCTAAAGCATTAAATCAATTGTTTCCTAATGAGTGTAACCAAGAGGTTATATCTGGAGCATTTGAACGCGCTGAGTTAAAAATAAAAGCTGCACATATGTCCAGGTCATGGCCTAAAGCATCAGATATTGCCACAGCGATTAAAGCAAGTATTGCAAGTGATAGTGACGCTTCTGGTGTTTCTGCAACCTGGTATCCTGATCCAAAGGTAATTAACGCCAACAGAATTAAACGTGGTGAGCCAGTAAGTGAGTTTTATATTAACGGTAAGCTAGGTGAAGAATTAATAAATGATGGCTTAATAACTGAGCATGATCTACAGCCATACAAAGAATACTTAGCTGTAGAAAAAATAAACAGAATATGATAATAGCAAACAACACATTTTTGTGTTACTCTACATTGGGGCGATACTGCTTCATAATCCTCCCAATGTGAGGTTGCCTCAACTGCCCCTATGTGATCTGCTCCGTAGGGGCTTTTCTTTTTGCAAATATATAATATAATACCATATATAGACGCACCCAAGTATGGACGGACTAAATGAGTACAAAAGAAGAACGAAAATCTAAGATAGAAGGTTCAGGTAGAAAAAAAGGTACAACTAATAAAGTGCCTAAATTACTTAAGGATGCAATCTTAGAAGCAGCAGAACGTGCTGGACAAACAATAGTAGATGCAAGGTATTCTGAGCCAGCTAATGCAGATCAAAGATTTGTAGAGCAAGCTAAAAAAGAAGGTATGGTTCATTACTTAGAACATCAGGCAATGGAAAACCCTCAAAGCTTCTTAACGCTAATGGGTAAAGTATTACCAATGCAAGTTACAGGTAGTGGTAGCCAAGGTGAGCATGAGTTTGTCATCAAATGGAAACAATAGAAATAAACTACAAGCCACGTTCACAAGCTAAAGACTTTCACAGCCGTACAGAAAGATTTGCTGTATTAGTAGCTCACAGAAGATTTGGTAAGACTGTAGCGGCTATAAACGATCTTATTAAGTCATGCTTTGAAATAGACCTTCCTAACGTCAGGGTAGCTTATATTGCGCCATATCTCTCACAAGCAAAGGCAGTAGCTTGGGATTATGCGTTAGAATACACAAGAGATATACCGCACATAAAAGTAAACCATAGCGAACTTAGGATAGATTTCCCTAATGGAGCTAGATTTAGATTATTTGGTGGAGATAATTATAATGCTATTCGTGGATTATTTTTTGACCATGTATGTATTGATGAATTTGCTGACTTCCCTGCATCCGCCTATCCTACAGTTATTAGGCCAGCTACAGTAGACCGCAAAGGTAAGATAACCATTATTGGTACGCCTAAAGGCAAGAATGAATTTTGGGAGATGTACGAGTACGCCAAGAGCCACAAAGATTGGTGGTGTAAAATGTTTAAAGCTTCTGACACAGACATATTAGACAAGGCTGAGTTAAAAGAAGCTAAAGCAGCAATGGGCGAAGATCGCTACGAGCAAGAGTTTGAATGTAGTTTTGAAGCTGCTATTCAGGGCGCATATTATGCAATGGAGATGAAAACAGCTACCCAGGATAAACGTATTACAAAAGTGCCATATGATCCTAGTGTTGGTGTAACAGTCTCTTGGGATTTAGGAATAGGTGATAGTACGTCATTATGGTTTGCTCAATTTGTAGGGCAAGAAATAAGAATAATAGACTTTTATGAAATGTCTGGTGTTGGTTTAGACCACTACGCAAAGGTGCTAGATGAAAAGGGTTATCACTACAAAGAGCATATATTACCGCATGATGTGAAAGTTAAAGAACTTGGTACAGGTAAAAGCAGATTAGAAACATTAGACGCTCTAGGTGTTAACAACATATCTATAGCTCCTAAACTATCTATAGATGATGGAATACAGTCAGCACGTTCTATGCTTAATCGCTGTTGGTTTGATGAAGAAAAGTGTGGGCGTGGTATAGAAGCATTACGGCAATATCGCAGAGAATTTGACGAAAAAAACAAATCATGGCGTGGTAGACCATTGCATGATTGGACATCACACGCAGCCGATAGCTTTAGATATATGTCTGTTGGACGTAGGGAAGTGCAAGAATGGGGTGAGCCTATAAAAAGAAATTTGCGTGGAATTGCTTAGTGTGATAAGGTGCATCAAAACTTGCGGAGAACCTTATGTTACCTTTTGTACAACCTACTGACGCTTATGGACAAATTAGCGATAACTTCTTACCAGAAACAGACTATGTTGATGCTAGAGTATTAGCAGCAGATACAGCAGAAAATATTGCAGTACCTGCTGGTGCAAAGTTTTGTACTCTTACAGCAGATGGAGAGTTTTACTTTAACTGTAGAGCAGCAGCCGCTAAACCAGCAGCAGATATAAGTAATGGTTCTGCATCTCGCGTTGGTGATCCAAATGGAACTAATATAATCGTTACACCAGCAGATAACATTAGTGTTATTGCTACAGGCGCTAGAATTGTAACTGCTACATTCTGGGGTGGATAATGGCAAAGCGTGGACTTTATTCCAACATAGCAGATAAAAAGGCGCGTATTAAAGCTGGTAGTGGCGAGAAAATGCGTAAGAAGGGTGCAAAAGGTGCGCCTACTGATAAAGCTTTTAAACAGGCTGAAAAGACAGCTAAAAAACCAAAAAAGAAGACAACAAAGGAAAAGGGGAAAAAATAATGCCAGGTTATGGACATAAAGGTGGAAAGAAAAAAGGCGGTAAGAAAAAGTAATGGGCTTGCTTGATGATATTCAAAAAGGTTTAGGCTTTAAAGATCGTGATAAAGATTATTATGATCGTACTGCTAAATCTATAGGTAGACAGCGTGGTGCTGCTGCTGAAGCAAGATATAGAGATACAACTGGATTAAGTTCAGGTGGTAACATTGGAAGCCCTGGTATGCCACAAAGAGGTGGTTTGCTATCAGGCATGAGATTTGGTGAATACCGTGATATAAACGATATGTTTGATCGTGGTGGCCCAGATGCTAGTGGTGGTAAGTTTGAAGGTGGTGGATTGTTAAGTGCTATTGCAAATGTTTTATATGGCTCAACAGCACCTACAAGAACAGAAGGTTTTGGTTCGCCATCAAGTATGTTGGAAACAGCAGGTACATCTGGAATGAGTAGACCGTATGATGCAGAATTTTATAGGCAATATTTAAATGCACAATTTACACAACAAATACCCCCAAATTTAACTTATGACCAATATTACGATCAAACTTTTCCCTGATAGTTAAATGGCAAAAGAAAAAGACCCTAGATTAAAACGTGTTGGTGTAGAGGGTTTCAATAAACCAAGACGTACTCCAAAGCATAAAACCAAATCACACGTTGTTGTGGCAAAAGAAGGTGACAAGGTGAAAACAATACGATTTGGTCAACAGGGTGTATCAGGTGACAAAGGTGATACAGCAAGATCAAGAAGCTTTAAAAAAAGACACGCCAGTAATATAGCTAAAGGCAAAATGTCAGCAGCATATTGGGCTAACAGGGTTAAGTGGTAATGGATACTTTTGAGCTTAGAAACCATTATGCAGACCTAACAGGCGATGTAGAAAACGCATTTAAAAGTAATGAAAGTGACCAGGAAGGTTTTCTCTACAGTGATGAAACAATCCGTAGGGCAATAGACAGCATAGAAAACGCAAACAGATTATCTGATAGGCCAATGATTACAGAAGCAATAGAGCAATATGGCCCTCGCGCTGGTGTAGGAATAGGTCAAATGGGTGCGATGTTTAATCCGCAATTAGCTTATAACAATGTTACCAATGACATGAATGACGCAAAATTAGCGTTAAAAGAAGGTGATTATGGCACTTCTTTGAGGTCGTTAGGCAGCGCTGGTATGCAAGGTCTGTCTATGAATAGATTGCGTAGAGAAGGTGCAGCAAGAGGTTTGTTTGATTTTCTAAAGAGTATATTTTAGTGGCTGAAAGTATTTTTGATTTTTTTACAAGGGAAGCTGGGCAGAAAAGGCGCAGAGCATTAGATGATGCAGTCGGTGGTTTATTAGAGTATTTAACACCACCAAACCTACGTCCAGCAGCAGAATTTGCAGCACAAGTAAATCCAATACAAGGTATGTCAGATAGCATGGCGGCAAGTGGCGTTGTGTTTGACCCAGAGCAAACAGCAGAGGCTAGGAAACGTGCAGCGTTAGATATGGGTATGGAGATGGCATTTGCTCTTACCCCTGCTGCATTGGCTGCTAGGGGCTTTATGTCACCTGTTCAGGGTGTAATGCAAAGTTTTGGAGTATCAAGTGATCCATCAAGTGTAGGTGAGGCAGCAGCAAAAACTTATAAAGTTGGCGCAATGTTACAAAAACCAAATGGATTTGTAGGTGCAAAAGGTAAACCAAATAAAGTAAATATTAATAATGAAGAATTTGCAGCAATGCCAATAAATCCAATAGAAGACGCAGCATTATCTTATATGAAAAAAAGAGGGATGGATACTACAGGATTTGATGAATATCCTCAATTCAGTGAAGAAAGAGCAAGATTTATTGCAGCAGCTTACGATATGATGTCTCACGCACCTGATAACAAAGAGGTCAGGAAAGCCTATGATGCTATGATCCAAGAAACTATGGATCAATATAACACTTTAAAAAATAGCGGCATTGATTTTAGGTTTATGAAAGAGAATATGAAAGACCCATATCCTAACCCAGCAATGGGGTATCAAGATTTAGTTGAAAATGGTAATTTATGGGTTTTTCCAACAGATTTTGGATTTGGTACTTCTGCCTCTTTTGATCCTAAAACAAATCCATTATTAACAAAAGTTGGAAAAGTTGGTGATAAAGAGGATGCAGTAGCAAACGATGCTTTTCGTGCCGTCCATGATATTTTTGGTCATTTTGGCCCAGGTAATCCATTTTTTAGACACAAAGGCGAGGAAAGAGCTTTTTTAGAACACAGTCGTATGTATTCTCCTGAAGCCAAAGGAGCTATGACTTCTGAGACTAGAGGCCAAAATAGTTGGTTAAATTTTGGGCCGTTTGGGGAAAACAACAGAACAGCTAATACATCGGATACAATTTTTGCAGACCAAAAAACAGGTTTAATGTCACCTTTTACATTTGAGCCAGGTGGTATGCCAGATGCAGGGGAAGCAAAAAATTTACTTGAATATATGAAAAGGTATAACAATCAGTGATAATTGGTGGTATAAAACATAGAGTTTTTGGTGATTGGGCTGTTAAAGAAGATCAACTTGAAAAAGAAGCTGAAGAAAAAAACAATAAAAAGCCTCTAAAAAGTTTAGAGACAGGAGCTACTAATGGCAATAACAACTTACGCAGAGCTTAAAACAGCCGTAGCTAATTGGCTTAACCGCGATGATTTAACTGCTGTTATTCCTGATTTTATTTCACTAGCAGAAACAGATATAAACCGTAAATTAAGACATTACAAAATGATTGAACGTATGGATGCAACATTAGATAGTCGCTATGTGCAAGTTCCTAACGGTTGGTTAGAGACAATGCGGTTTAATATTACTAATTCTTCTACGGTAAAATTAGATTATATTGGCCCTGAAGATATGCTGCAAAAACGTGAACAGAATAGTGATGCAGTAGGTGTTCCACAGTTTTATTCTCAGATCGGTGATGCAATAGAAGTATTTCCTACACCATCAGGTGAGTTTCCAATGCAGCTTGCTTTTTTTGAAAGAATACCATCACTGAGTGATACCACGACATTTAACTGGTTATTACAAGATGAACCAGATTTGTATTTATATGGCACGTTGATGCAATCAGCACCATATTTATTAGATGATGCACGAACACAGACTTGGGGCGCTTTATATACAAACGCTTTAAATTCTTTGCAAGTTGCATCAGATGACACACGTTATGGTGGTTCTGGTCGCAGAATTATCATATCTAGTTATTAATATAAAAATGGTGTATAATGCACAAAGATTGATTTAAGGGAAAGCCATATGTCTTTTACAAATACTTTTGAAACCCATGTTTTAAATTATGTTTTTACTGCCACCAGTGTAACACGCCCTACAGCTTGGTATGTTGGTTTATTTACTGCTGATCCAACAGATAGCGGTTCTACAGCAAATGAAATATCAGGTAACGGTTACGCAAGAACAGCGGTAGCTTTTAGCGTATCTAATGATTTAGCAACTAACTCAGCAGCCGTAGAGTTTCCAGCAGCATCAGGCGGCAATTGGGGAACAATAACACACATGGCGGTAATGACTGCTTCCAGTGGTGGTACAATGATTGTTCATAGTGCTTTAACAACTGCAAAAGCAATTAATGCAGGTGATGTTTTCCGCATACCAACAGGTGACTTAGACATTACGTTAGCCTAATGACTGTTTACCGCGCTAATTACGGTGATGCTTTATATGGTCAGGATACTTACGGTTTATCTGGCTCTGTAATTGACGCAGCAGCAAGTATTACACCAATTTGCTCTGTTACAGCAGTAGCGGTTAAAGTATTTCAAGGCGCATCTACGGTAACAACAGCGTGTTCTGTCACAGCTTCTTTGCAACAGGTTAAGTCAGGCGCTTCTACTGTAGCTTGTACGTCAAGTGTCACTGCAAATTCTGATACAATTATTGGTGGTGCTTCTGCCACAACTTGTACATCTGCCACAACTTCATCAGCAATTAAGGTAAGAACGGCTGCTGCTAATATTGTCTGTCAGGGCGTTGTTGTAACGGTTGCGGTAGAATATCCAGAAGTACCAGGTTTTAGACCAGGTTACGGTAAAAACACATATGGCTCATATATTTATGGTATTAACCACAGTGTAGAAGAGGGCGCTGCTGCAATTAACCTTGCTTGTAACGTCACAAGTGCTGGTATTCGCATTGCAGATGCAGCGTCAAATATCACCTTAACATCTACTATGACAGGTAACGGTGTCATAGATGTTGTGGGTCAGGCAAATATTGCACTATCATCTAGCGTAAATATAGAGTATAATCGCGTCAGATTAATGGCTGCTAGTTTAAATGTAGCTGCAACAGTAACGATTAAATCAAGGTATAAATGGTTAGATGCGCCAAATCCAAGTACAACGTGGACTGATGTATCAAACCCAAGTACGACTTGGACAGAAGCAGATTATTTAGAAAGGGCCGCATAAATGCCAGCATCAACAACTAATTATTCATGGAATTTACCTACCGTTGGCGGTGATGAAGATGCCTGGGGTGGTTTTTTAAATACAAATTGGACGAATTTGGACACGCTTTTAGGGGGTGTAACAAATACTGAGTTTGAAATTTTAGATGGCGCAACAGTGTCTACTGCTGAATTTAATTATTTAGTTGGCACAACTAGCGCAATACAAACTCAGTTAAACGCTAAAGCATCAACTGGTAAGGCGATTGCTATGGCAATGGTGTTTGGATAATATAGGAGTTTTTCATGGCAAATCCAAATGTAGTCGCAGTAAGCAGTATTTATGCTAATACAGTTTTAGATGCTGATGTTGCTGCAAGTGCGGTCAGCTTATTAACGGCTGCATCAAATAAGTTATTAAAGATTAACTCATTGGTTATAGCCAACATAGATGGCACTAACTCTGCTGATATATCTGTGTGGATTACACGATC